TATACAGAATCGGGGGACCCTGTATCAGTAGAACACACTGATAAACAACTGGCACAACGTAAAATGGTTAAGAAATTGTTTGGTGGTTAATATGAAACCAAAATTCAAGATTTTACCAGTCGGTAAAACACAATTCTTCCCGGAAATTGCAAAGTTCCCGGGAGGAGAGATTAGAGTCAACTAGACCCTAGACCCTAGACACAATCATTGCTGTATCTGATGTTATTAGAATTGAGGCTATTTTGACTTCTGCTGATGATGTAATGACATTAGTTATGATTAGTGATGCATTGCGACAAATGGATGTCAAGGAGATACTCTTAACTATGCCATATGTGCCTTATGCTCGGCAAGATCGTGTGTGTAATCCTGGAGAAGCATTTAGTATTAAAGCATTTTCTCGGATTATTAATAGCCTAGAATTTAGTAGCGTGGTGGTTTACGATCCGCATAGCGATGTAACACAAGTAAATTATGTGAATTATATACTTGACTTCCTGATTTAGACGTGTCATAATTCAATCGTTGGTTGAGGTAGCGAGTAAAGGAAAGGTCAGCCCGAACGGTATATCCAAGTAGAGGCAAGGCAAATGGGTAAAGCAGTTAGATGAATTTCCCCAATACGATGAAAGTGTTAAATCGGTGGAAGCAGATAGTAAAGCTGGCAGCCGTCCACAACCAAAAAATTAAATTATAGGGAGAAAGATATGAGCAAAAAGAAATTTAATGCCTTATGTGCCAAATATGACGGTTTAGGCTGGGTGTGTACTTTAAAACTTGCAAATGTTGCCGTATATCAATCCCCTATCGTCAAAACCACATTCGTGCAAATTGGAAGAATTGGAGGCTAAAATGGCACACAATAAAGCTGATTTTTTAGTGAACGGAACGATTTATCATTGAGCGTAAAACTGCGTGATCTTTAGTCGCGCAGATGTAAGCGAACAAATTATCCTTGTTCTGCTATGTATTTAGCTATTGTTTCGGTTGACTCATAACCCGTAGAACAAACAAATTAACCAAAAGAATTACATAAATAATAGTATAACAAGGAAAAGAATTACATAAATAATGTCCTTCGTATTGGTCAATTTGACTGCTACGGGGAAGCAATAAAGTCGTATGCAATAGGCGACTTGGGAGAAATCCCATTGGCCCTACAGAAAATGACTAGTAAAATCGAGAGGTCTGGCATATTATTGTCAGTTAGTCATGGGAGTGGGCAAGCTGCACGATCTTTAGTCGCGTGCAGTAGTTGACATGGCGAGGTACAGGCATATTTAGGTCTCTCATTCCGCATATCAAACAATCTTTACTAGAATTCGGTCTTCTTTCGGAATTACATTTAACTCCATTATCGCCGGTATGGTATAGGAATTACGTTTTACTCGAAACAAACAACTCATGGAAAATAATCATTTGACATTTAATTATTGCTCTGTATAATTCAAATCATCGAACTACTGAGGAGCAACTAAATGAAAACTTTTAAAGGCTTTAATCAAAATCTCTCTTGTAGGGATTTTCAATTCAATATTGGTGAGACATTCACTCATACAGGAAAAGTGGAAGCTTGCGCTTCGGGGTTTCATGCTTGTGTAAATCCTATTGATGTATTTGCATATTATCCACCTGCTAATTCGCGCTTCTGTTTGACTGAATCTAGTGGTGATATTGAAACGCACAACGATGATTCGAAAATAGCCTCATCGATATTAACTGTTGTTAAAGAATTATCATTGGCTGAATTATGTAATGCAGGGGTCGATTATATCCTGAATAATGGGACTAATACCGGAGATCATTTGGCTGCTACTAATACGGGTCACAGATCTGCTGCTACTAATACCCTGGATAAATCTGCTGCTACTAATACAGGTCGCCAATCTGCTGCTACTAATACCGGAAGTCAATCGGCTGCTATTAATACCGGGGCTTATTCTGTTGCTACTAATACAGGTTATCAATCTGTTGCTACTACCACAGGTCTCCGATCTGCTGCTTCTAATACAGGTTATCAATCTGTTGCTACTAATACCGGGGATTATTCTGCTGCTACTAATACAGGTCGCCAATCTGCTGCTACTAATACAGGTCGCCAATCTGCTGCTAGTGTCGAAGGAGTAAATTCGGTTGCAATGGCGACAGGTGTGAATAGCAAAGCTAAAGCTTCTTTTGGGTCAGCAATAGTGCTTTGTCATTATTCAACGTCTGGTGATCTTATTTGTATAAAGGCAGCAATTGTAGATGGTATTGAACTAAAAGAAAATATTTTTTATACATTAAATAGCAATTGCGAATTTGAGGAAGCATAATGGAAAATATACCAATGCATATCTGGTGTGGTATAAGCGGAATGTTATATAAAAACATGAACGTAATTCAAGCATATCGACAAGCACTTTCTACTAATTTCATCTCCGCCAATGATAATAAATTTGACATTTAATTATTGATCTGTATAATTTAAATCATCGAACCACTACTGAAGAGCAAGAAATGTATAACCACACAACGTTTATCCCTAAGCTTATTATTGGTGTCGGTGCAACTGGAGCATATTTCACCCTCAGGGAAACATATCTACATTGTTCTTATATTGGCGGTGCTGGTGAAACAGTGACAGAACTCCGTTCATTCCATCATTATAACTTATCTCAAGACTCCTCTGATGCATTCGATAAAGCAGTATCAGCATCCGAGGCGATGGGTATTCAACTACAAACAACATTTGATTCACTCAAAGAGGAAATGAGAGAAATTACTCGGTGTAATGCTGAGCAAATGGCAGAAAGACAAAAAGCTATCGATGCCCGCGAAGAACAATGGGCAAATGGAAGAAAAGAACGGCTGAATGAGTTGTTAAATGTAATAGCGATGGGAAAATATCCGATTGGATCATATGCTGATAAGGAATTTCGTGATGCTCCAATCGGATATGTTAATTGGATTTTGACATCTGTGTTTAATGATGTTATTATGTTAGCTATTCAAGATGCAGTTATTGCTAATTGTTCAGATATGAAACTTCCAGTTGCTAAGATCGATGCAAAGTTTGGTAAGGAAAAAGAAAAGGTTGAGTTATATGGTGTTACTGTTATCAGCAAAAAAGGATTTATGGGATATTATGGATATGTCAACGTAATTACAATGGTCACCAAAGAAAAAGAATGTATTGTGGCAATGGGCACATTTATCGCTGATGTCGGTGAAATTCTGAATATCAAAGCAACAATTAAAGACCACGATGTTTATCTTGGTCAAACACAAACTAAAATTAACAGAGTGAAAAGGATTTAATATGAAAACCAAAAGAATCGATAATGATGGATTTCCTAAGTTGATGGTATCAACCGTAGCAGAGGATGCTGTATTTTTAATAACAGACATCGATGACGATGGTGCATATGGTACATTGATACATGGCGTTTCTGCTGATGGGTTTACTGTAGGGAAAACCATCAGCAAGTATACTGGAGAATCATGGGATGAAGATTTACTTGTGGACTATAATGGTAAAATAACTCTTGAGTAATTATCATGAAACATATACCGTGGCCTAGCATAGAACAATTCCGTAACGTTGTTAAGCATGTTACACACCAAACAGCATATGTTGGTGTTGATGAAAACGGAGAGCCTATATTCGATAAGAGTAGGAAGGCACCAACATTGAAGTTCGAAGGGACAGTAAAACTACATGGAACTAATGCAGGATTTGCTAGGTCTCCCAATGGCGAATTTTGGTGTCAATCAAGAACGAATATAATCACACCTATGCACGATAACGCTGGGTTTGCTATGTTTATCGAAGGACGAAAAGAAATTGCCGAATCTATAATCGAGACCACTCATATTGTTACTGATAGAGCGGACAAAACAGTCATCGTATTTGGAGAATATTGTGGTGGCAACATTCAAAAGGGTGTTGCTATTTCCCAATTGGATAAAATGTTTGTAGTGTTTGGTATCGCATTGGTTGACGAATATGGCAATAAGGATTACTTGACTGCTAAACAAGTATCCAGTATCATGTCTGGGCATACAGGAAATAGATATCAAATATATAATATTTGGCAATTCCAGTCATTTGAAGTAGATATTGACTTCGACCAGCCACATCTGATACAGAATGAACTTAACGAACTAACAAAACTTGTTGAAGAAAAATGTCCTGTGGGATTTTCTTTTGGTATAGAGGGAATTGGAGAAGGAATAGTTTGGAGATGTGTAACTCCCAGATATGAAGATTCTGTATATTGGTTCAAAGTAAAAGGAGAAAAGCATAGCAATACCAAGGTCAAAACTCTAGCAAATGTCGATGTTGATCGTATTTCTGATATACAAATTTTGGCGCACACTCTAGCAAACAATGGTAGACTAGAACAAGGATGCCAGATTGTTTTCGATACTCTTAACGGAGGGGAAGTTGACTTGAAAAAAATGGGTGATATGATAAAATGGACTATGTCAGATATCTTCAAGGAAGAATTAGATACAATAGCAGCATCTGGATTTACAGGTAAAGATTTAAATAGTCCTATCTGTAAAATTGTTAGGGATTTTGTTATGAGTAAATTGGAGTTCTAAAATGAAAAAGTATACGTTTATTAAATATGAATCAATATATGATGAATCTCTTATCATGTATGCACTAGAAAATGATCCAGTACGGAAGAATATTGACGGTGTTCCTTTTATTGAAGTGACAACAGACTTTAAACGGTCAGTAATGGTTCGTACCGATAGCATTAAAAATGTCGGATTATATTACAAGGAGTTGTGAAATGAGAAAGACATTAGAAAAAGGAATAGCACTAGAACGTGCGTGGCCGATTAAAAGTATTGCCGATAAACATAAAGTCGAAGTTGTTAGATATTTCCGTACATACGATACCAAATATCAACAATGGTCTAACACCAATGTTATGACATCTATTTGTGTATTGAATTACTCAACTATGACAATCACGATGTATCCTTCATTTTGTTCTAGTGGTGATAACTTCTGTAAGTCAATTGGCAAGTATTATGCCAATTTGGCAAAACATCTTGGTTTGGGATTTATAATTCCTCTCGATAGTGAGGTAGATATCCAAACAAATTTGTTGTTCGCTGCTGGTAGAGATAACATCGTTTGGTTATCTGATGCATCAAAACATAGGTTCAAGTTTCCTCTAAAAAAATGGCTAAATAATCAAGATGAGGGTACAGAATAGTATGATAGAGAAATCCGAATTAGAATCACTATTTCTTACTGCCGAAAAGTTCTATGTATATGTCAATAATGTAGTTGTATCAGATGATATTTCATATATAGATGCTGTTATGCAAGTTTGTGACACAAATGGTATAGACCCAGAAGAGTTGGTAAAGAATAAATTAATATCGCCTCTTCTCAGGTCTAAATTGCATATCGAAGCAATGGAAAACGGGATGCTAAAACCAGAATCGACTTTGCCTATGCTGTAAAATGTTAAGTCCATATCAGTTTTTTTATATCTACCATACATGCCATTTGCATTTTTCTTCTCAGTTTGATTTTTTTAAATATAATGGTACGATAAAATCAATATCTAAAGATATATTCAATGAGAGGATAGACAAAGATGTTTTTGTTTATGGTGCCAAGAAACTGGATAGCCAAGAAAGGGCGTTAAGGTTATGCGTATTCAATTTTCTGTATTCAAATAATTGGGTTTATGGGAAATTCGAAGACGCAGAAGTAATAGCATCAAAGCATAATAAATTTTATTCAAGATTTTCTGAAAATATCGAAAAGGATTTAAACTGTGTCAGAGAACTTAGAAAAAGTAAAACCATATCACTCGAACAAATTATGGCACCGACTAGAACAGGAAACGCAGCTCCTATTCTACAGTTATATCTTCAGAATTATGTCAGTATTGAGTGCTGTTGCCTTCTTAATAGTGTGCATAGTTTTACTGATAGTTGGACAAAATCAATAGACCCTTTGGTAAAAGAAGAAGGATTTAGGATTTCAAAATATACACCATTTATGCTAAAATTTAAACATGGACAAAAAATTACATAACAAACATTCCGACGAAGAAACAAATAGGTCTTCATTATACAAAAAACAAAAAGAGCAAGAATATGACGAATCATTAGACTTAGAAGAAGTCGATGAAGATTTACTTTCGGAGATACGGTTTTTTTTGAGATAAATATAATTAGAGACTGCCGATTCTCTAATAATTACATTATGAATAAAGTGATTCTATCGGTATAATTAGGCAATATTAGGCGAATGCCAGATGCCACAATAAAAGGAAAAAAAATGAGTGCATTTGATAAATTGATATCAGCAGTAAATAAAGCAAAACAATCAGGCGGTAACAGAGAAGATAAAGAAGTATTTTATTACCCTCAACGGGACGCCGCTGGTAATGGTGGTGCTACAATCAAGTTTCTCCCTGGAGTAGATGGCGTTCATTTCGTAAAAACATATAATCATGGATTCAAGTCAGCTACTAATAAATGGCTTATTGAAGAGTGCCCAACAACAATCGAAAAAGATTGTCCAGTATGCGAAGCAAATTCAAAACTTTATGCCCAACTGACCAAAGACGAAGCTCGCAAACATGGAATGAATCGCAAGACATCATTCATCGCCCGTATTCTGGTGATTGAAGATAAAAAGACTCCAGAAAATGAAGGCAAGGTTTTCATGTTCAAATTCGGTAAGAAGATTTTCGATAAATTAGTTGATGGTCTTCAACCAGTTGATGAAGATGACGAAAAGTTGGACGTGTTCGGTCTTAAGGAAGATGATGCACCATGGACTAATTTTAAATTGAAGATTCGTAAGGTTGATAATGAAACAAATTACGATAAGTCCGAATTCGAAAAGACAGAAAGTAAAGTATCTGTAGACTTCAAATCGCAATATTCCGACGAAAACGATATCTCAAAGTTTTTGGATGAAAGCAAATTCAAAACTGTTGAGCAACTTCAAAAACGTTTGGATATTGTATTGGGTAATACAATTCGTGTTGCTCAAGTATCGGAACTTAAAGAAGAGGATGCAGAGAATAGACGGCCACCTAAAGAATCAACTCGCATAGAAACACCGACACAATCGGACGATGACGATGATATTATGGCTATGATTCAAGGATTAGCCAACGACGATTAAAAGAACTTTGCTACCCTCGAATTTAGATATAGCATCAAGCTACTATCTGGATTTCGAGGGGCATCTTTTGGTTTTATTTGTTGTATTACTGGCGCACTAACATTATTGTTAGATGATTGACTTATTATAGGAGACAAAGCTTTGGACATCTTTTCAGATTCCTTATTTTCTTTGTTTTCTATATTTTTTGCTGTTTTCTCTTCTAAATTTTCCGCTCTTTTTTTCTTGTAGGCTGCTGCTACTCTAGCAGCATCTTCATTATGCTTTCTATTTGTTTCTCTAATTTCATCCTCATCGACACCTAATCCAAACTTATTTGCGATTGTGTTTATTGTACCACCTATGTTAGTTTTAGTATCCTCGTCTAAATTCTCGTATACTTTTGTACCGATTTCATACCCTACACCAGCCGCACCTAATACTCCAGCCCCTTTACCGAGAAAAGACATTCCTGTTTTCATAGCACCAACGATAGTACCACCCATAGCAATTAATCCAGCACCTAATGCTCCCGATATGGCAGCCGTTATGGCGGTCTTTATACCGTCCATGATACCACCATCCTTTTTCGTTTCTGGTTCTTTCTCAGATATCTTCGTTAATAGTTCTATCTCTTTTTTGTGGAACTCTACCAATTCCACCTCATTCTTAACTTTATCTTCGTAATTTGCTTCTTCCAATGCTGAATCATTTGGATCCATCTTATACGAAACCCCACTGGCAGATTTCGGTTCTATTTGTTCTTTATTTGCTGTGGTGTCTATTTGTTCTTCTTCATTTGTGGTTGTATCTACATTTTTCTTTTTCTTTAATCTATTACCAATAGCACCAAATCCCTTTTTACTTAATCCAATCAAACCAACAGAGACATCTAGTATTGCTTTGGCTCCAGGAGTCATTCTGGCTCTGGTTCCTTCTAATGATTTATATTCTTCCTCAGCTTCTTTTCTTTTACTTTTTATTTCATCTACACCTGCTAATTTCTTTATTTCTTTGGCTAGCAATTTCTCTTCTTTAGTCGCATCACCAATGTTATCTTCTATATGTTTCAATACCATTAACATTTCTTTTTGATATTGATCGTCCTTATTAAATGCTCCCCTATCTAATTTTTGTGCTGACCCAAACGTTGATGATGTTTTGTCTATGTTTGGGTCGAATATCTTTTTAGAAAAGACTGAGAATGCTTTACCAATGGTGCTAGTTGGTATTTTCGTTTCATTTTCTGTTTTTGGGCTTATCTTTATACCAAAATCAGAAAATGATACTTTGCTCGATGCTTTACCTAGACGGCTCGCCATGTGTGTTGCTGCTCGGGCAGTTATCTTTCCTTTTTCTGTTTCGACCCCCAATTGTCTGAGTGTTTCTTTAGAAATTCTATTCTTTGGGGATTCTACGTTATTATTTCTCAAATCGTCAATATATTCATCGACATATTTGTCAAATGAATGGTCATTTCTTGATAGTAATATTTTAAATTCTACAACTAATGCCTTAACTTCTCTATCGAAAGCAATATCATAATCTTCTTGACTTAAAGGTAGATTTGCCATTGCCTTAGTGACAAGATGTGAGGCTACTTGAAAAATAGCCTCTACGATTTTATCTTTTTCTTTCGATATAATCTTCTTGTTTATGTCCGACAAAATGCTCATTTTTGTTTTTCTTTCTCTAAGTGCAATTCAAGCAATCCAATGTATATGCTTCGTTCATACGGGAGCATATCTTCTAATTCCGTTAATGAGTAATTATGGTGATACATCAAATTGAAATTTGTTCTAAAGTAATCAGAAAGCCCCTCTTCTGAGAGGCCTATACGAAAAAACTTTCAATACCCTCAATTGCAATCTCATTCTTATATCCACATTTACAAGTGAATACTATATCAAGAATAAGAGTAGGGAAACCATCAAGGAATGGCTTAAATAGATTCAATTGTTCACTGGTAAAAGATTCAATTAACTCAACCCTTTCTGCCATGGTGTAGTCAGAAGCTTTCTTTTCATCCTCTCCTTCGATAATTGTATCCAATGCTAACGCTAAGGCAGATATACCATCATTTTCTGGAAGCGACATTGATTCTTTTATAGATGGATATGTAACAGTAATCCATACATCCTCTGTTATCTGGATAGGTTTGTTTTCTACTTTGTCGATATTTTTTACTCTAATGTTATCGAAATTTATAGTCATTTCAGTCTTAGCAGAACATTCTTTGCATGTTGCAGTAATGTCTACTCCTTCACCCATAGATTTGTTTCTTATTTGGATGAATAGATATTCCGCGTCTACTTTTTTTAATGTCTCTATATCGCATTTACCAAAAGTACAATTGGATATAATTTGGCCAATTGACCGTATAACATCCGCCACATCATTTTCCTCTTTGGCTAATAGAAGAATTTTTTCTTCTTTTACCGTAAATGGCCTAAATTCGACAGAGATACCCGATATTGGTAATGTCACTTTATATTTTGGTAATTTCAACTCTACTATCATGCTTTATCTCCACATATTAAATTTTGATTGGGCCTTTGAACCAGTCTGGTATCTTATTTACTGCATCGGTAAATAGATTTACATTACTTATATCGGAAGAGAATGGGCCAACTCTTATCTGATTTTTATTTACCACTTCGGGATTATCAACAGGATGATCTCTTGTTATACCAGACATGGAATCCATTACAACTTTCTCATAAACAACTTCTATAGTTATCTCTTGAAACCCGGAAGCATCAGCACTATAATTTATTTGTTGTACTGTTTTGAGAATACAATTATCAAATCTGTATTGATAAACCGGTATGAAATTTTCATCAGTTACGTTAATCAATATCTGAAATTGGGCATCATGTTTATATGAGGGAGAATATGTCAACCTTCCAAATGTACGAATATCTGATCCTATCTTCATTGTATTCATGAAGTAAGATTCTAATTTATGGTATATGTCGCTACTGAAAGACATCCACAATGGGTCTTGTTCTATTGATGTCGTTATTTCATACGAAATACCATAAATTTTACCGCTCTGTGTTTTTGCTCTCCATCCTGGTAAATTTATCTTATTGCAATGAAATCCAACTAATTCATTGATACCTAAATCTGGTGTGAACATATATACAGTATAATAATATCCCTTTGTTAAACGCTGTCCATCTCGTTTAAGTTTTGCTATAAAATTGGATACTTTGAATGGGTCTTGTTCTGCCTGTGATACACTAGCATTCAATTCTTTATTCGATGCATTAAATAACGATCCGTATTTGTCTGATATACTAGTGGCGGCATCAGTAAACGGTTTCGTTATATTCTTTATTTTAATATCATTGAAGTCCATTATTTCCCTCTCCAAACAGTAGCATTATCGGCCTTCTTGAACTTTTCTAACGGCAACCAAACTACAAACTCCCATTCTTTTGGTGGTATAATTATGAAGTTGCTTTTAACATGTCCGAATAGATACTGCTTGACACATTGTTTAATATCCTTTATATCCGATGCACCTTTTAATATCTGCCAACTAATGTTCAATTTAGTCTTTGCTGATAACTTATCGTCCGATGCATATTTCATCAGTTTGTCTAATAATGCTGCTCTAATAAGTGGTGGTATATAATGCAAATTCAATCCAGTAAAATGGGTATCATTTGCTGCAAATGGCAATAAAAGGGGGAACGTATCATAGTAAGGCAATTTATCTTTGGTCTTTGGGTCATAGAAATACATTACCATTTGCCCAGGTATTATATTTTTACCCTGATGTGCTATATTATCGCCTAGAAATCTTTGAGCAGACATACCAGCGGCTGCATTGCGTACATTAGTCTGGTACCATTCCCAACTACGTTTAGTTTCTTTTTTTGCTTCTTTATGTACTATTTTTCGTAGATCAATTGTCATTTCTTGATACCCAATTCTTTTTCCGTGATAATCTGAAATTTCATATTGTTTCTATCACACCATGATTTTGCTGCTATCCATTTAGCTTGATTTACCATAAATGTATGCATTTCGGTTATCATTCGTTTTGTCTTTTTTCCTTGCTTGGGTGGAGAGCATTGTATAGCTGGTTTTATCTCTACCATTATTCTATTTATGGTGCCATCAATCGTTTTAACCATTATCAAAAAATCCGGGAAATATCGGTGTTGTTTTCCATCTATTGGACTTATGTAAGGTACTATCACTTCCTCTGATGACCATTTAAGTATGCTTGGATTATTATCAAAAAAAACCATGGCCTTCTTTTCCCAAGAACTTCGAAAATAAATTTTAGTCACATCACCAGAATACTTACTTGGATTGGCTGGCACAAATGTCCCTTGAAGATACTTCATTGTCAGATAAATAGAGATAGTTAATTAAATATTTATCTATCATGGCCCAAATACAATTACCAGCCCAACAAGTTGTACCAATACCACCTGCTCTTGGGCCTGAGAATTCTGGGTATCAGTCAGATATGCAGATGAAATTATCAAAACAGATAAGAGTGTTCAGTCCGCAGGGAAATGAATCTACTGGTAAGCAAGATGCAGGTATAGAATATTCTACAATAGAATATCCAGTATCAGGTTTAGGTGGCGACCAATATCCACATTACACTATTTTCCATATTAATGACTATGAAAAATCTGTAGCAAAATCGGGTGAATCAACTGTTGATGTCGCACTGAATCAACGAACAGCCGGATCTTCTATGTCTAAATCCCTAACAACTAAAACTAGTGACACTTCTGCTTTGCAAAAAACTATAGACGATGCTTCCGCAGATACAGCATTAAGCAAATTCTCAAAAGGAATAGGCGATGTTGTGGTTGATAGTGCTGACTATTTGAAGGGTGCATTAGCTAAATTCAGCGCCACAAAGAAAAGACTTAAACTTTCTATCTGCCTCCCTATGCCAGTACATATTGTCGCTAATTATGGCGCAACATATGGACAAACTGATGCTATTGGTGCAGTGGGTGGTGTGATATTGGCAGCATTAAGTGGTGAAGGTAGCGATGCATTAGCAACAGCTAAATTTGGTATGGCTCCAGCTATAGCTACCATGGGAGCAGAATTAGCAAAAGGCGTATTAGGATCATCATTGGGTGATTCATTAGTCGGTGATTCTAAATCTATAGCAAGTAAAACAGAACAACTTGTTTCAAAACTGTCTGGAACAGTATTAAATAAAAGGCAAGAACAACTATTCCATAATATGGAATTTAGAAGCCATACTTTCACTTATTTGTTTATACCAAGAAATAAAGAAGAAAGCGAAAATATAAAAAATATCATTCATTCTTTTAAGTTATACATGCATCCAGAATTGAATGAAGGTAAAGGTAGTTCAATGCTCATAACGCCAGCAGAATTCGACATTGAATTTAGATTTAAATATGAAGAAAATAAATCTGTACATAGAATAGCAACATGTGCCTTGGCAGGGATGGACGTGGATTATACTTCTATTGGTGAATTCATTGCATTTAAAAACACAGATAATCCGGTAGCCATATCACTTACTTTACGATTTGTCGAGATGGAACCAATCAATAGATCAATGATTAGACAATATGGATTCTAAACATGGCAAATAAACATTTCTTTTCAAACTTCGATATTATCCCATACGACTATACCATTAGAGGTAAGGATACAGTACCAATAATAGAAAACATTGTCAATCTAACACAACGAACTCAACTGTCTATTTCTGATGACGATTTAAAGAATTTGACAATAGAATATTTAATACCGACCGGCATTAAACCGGAACAAATTGCATCAAAACTATATAATGACCCACAATTGCATTGGACAATTTTATACATTAATGATATTACAGATATCACCACTCAATGGCCAATAAATGAAAGCGCCCTTTATGCATTTGTGACTAAAAAGTATGGTGCAGGCAATGAAAACTTGACCCATCACTACGAAAAAATGCCAGAAAGAATAACAATAGATCCGACATTTTGTTATTCGACTTATGGACAAGTAGCTAGAATCGTAACCAATTACGATTATGAAACAGACCTCAATGAATCTAAACGTTTCATTAAAGCAATAAATCCGTTGTATATCGCATCATTTGTCCAAATGTGGCAAGCTGCTCAGGTGAAATAATAGATGTCAACTATAGACAATAATCAAACACCTGGCATAATACAAGCTGGAGATGTAGAATTCCATAAATTGGAATTGATTGATACCAAAGATTCAAACAAACGATATAACCTTCTTGGTAGTTTTGTCGATTTTACATTGTATGAAGACCTTTTCTCACCCATATTATCTGGGTATGTTGCAATAGTAGAAACACAAAATCTTCTATCTCTCTTGCCGGTTACTGGTGAAGAAATGTTGTATGCTGAATTTAATACACCAACCATGGTCAAAATATCAGGGGTGTTTCATATAACTAAAGTAGGAATAAGAGATCATCAAGACCACAAAAATATGTATACCTTGGAATTCATTTCATATGATGGTTATATTGATATAAACACAAGACTAAGTATGGCGTTTTCTGGGAATACAGGAGATATCATAAAAAATACATACAAAAAAAACTTTGGTAAACAATTATTGGATGCAGATAAATCAGGTAATTCAATTAAATTCGTAAGTCCTTATTGGGGGCCAATGAAAATAATAAATCACGCTACATGCAGAGCAACATATCCAAGCAATAAAATAACTATACCAAATTATCTTTTTTATCAAACAAACAAAGGTCACAAGTTTAAATCGTTAAGCAATCTATTATTACAAAAACCAAAGACAGAATATTTTTTCGATAAAAATCCAGCTAGATTAACAACACCTGACGGATCATCAACAAGAGATATTGATAGAGAATACAAATCAATAAAAGAACTTACGTTTGTTGCATCTCAAGATTATATTAAAAATATGATGAATGGGGCATATAACCATATCGTGTTTACTGAAAACTTATTTGATAGAGGCGTAACAATAAAAACATACTCCTTCACTGATAGTTTTAATAGTACAGACCATACTGATAAAAATCCATTGACCGTTCTACCAACAACTAAATCTGCTGGGTTATATTCAATTCATCATACCTATCCTAATTTGTTTAATGGGGTAATAGATATATCAGCAGATATTTTAGCTAAACGAATATCTTTGTTGGCGCAGTTAGAAACATGGAAAATAGATATCGTTGTAAATGGTAGATCGGATTTAGAAGTAGGTGACACAATCAATGTAATGTTACCAATAGCAAAGGTCGCAGACCAATCAGATATTCATACTACAGATACAGTAGACCCAATATATTCTGGAAAATATCTGATAACGGCTATTCAGCATAGGTTCACCATGGCTAAATATCAACAAAATATTCAATGCATAAAAGATTCAAGCTTCACTAAAATAAAGGTATCGTGATTATGGAATTATATATAGGTACTGTTGAAGATAGAAGTAGCGATCCATTTAGAATTGCAAGATACAAAGTAAGAGTTGTTGGTCTTCATTCCCCATTATTATCAGAATTACCAACAGAAGATTTGCCATGGGCAACACCAATTCAAAACAATTCCGCAGCTATCAGTGGTGTTGGGTCTTCTGCTACTGGGTATCTTCAAGGATCAAGAGTTGCTATTATTTTTGCAGATGAAGACTTACAAATCCCACTTATACTAGGTGCGATAGCAGGATACTCTGGTGATATAAGCAAAGGTTCGTTCGATCCTGTTTCAGATTTGTTAGCATTGATTCCAGCGAAAACACCACCTGAGGATAAAGTAGCATTGATGTCTGGTGATATAGTACCAATAACACAATCTGCCATGGTTCAACCAGGAGCAACAGTAATAGAATTACCTTATATTGGTACACTTACTTTTTCTCAAGTAAATCAATTAAAATCTGCTATTGCATTATCTGAATCATCAAATGATTACTCGAAGGTTAGCAAACCAAACGGAAAAAGTAGTGGTGGCTTTTTAGGTAAATATCAATTAGGAGCAGAAGCATTAGAAGAATCTGGATACATAGTTCGTGGGAGTTACAAAAAAACAAAAAATAATATGAAGGTCGTATCATCAAATACTAATTGGACTGGTAAAGATGGTATAACTTCAATGGATGGATTCCTGAATAGCAAATCTACTCAAGAATCTGCAATGGATACAATGCTTAAACGGAACTTTACAACGTTAGCTAGAACCGAAGCAGTATCTATGACCACCCCACCTGAGAAAGTTGCTGGTGCATTAATGGCCGCTCATCTCGTTGGTGCTACAGGTGCTTCAAGGTACATTAAAAAGAACGATAATGGCGCAGATGCAAATGGTACAACAGCAGAAACATATTACAGAAAAGGATATGCGTCAATAATCGGTATATCGACTAATGAAGTACCAACCTCAGAAAATATAAACTCACCAGCAATAGATAAGCATTCTGATGTAGCGACATCATCAATTACTGTACCAAAACAATCTACAGGTTTTACAGACCCAAATGGCGAATATCCGTTAAAGTCTCATATCAATGAATCAGATATACCTAGATTGGCTACTGGACAAAAAATATCTGAAACGATAGTAAGTGAAAAAGTATACGATAGAGACTTGAATATACCAGTCGCAAATTCAACACAAACTTGGAATCAATCACCAATACCATATAACGCAGAATACCCATTCAATCAGGTATATATAAGTGAATCTGGGCACGTTTTAGAATTCGACGATACATCAGAAAATGAGAGAATTAATTTACATCATATGTCGGGGACTTTTTTAGAGATAGATAATTCTGGACACGAAACAAATAAAATCGTTGGTTGTAGAACAGTTATCGTCGGTAAAGATGAATTGGTCTACATAAAAGGATCAGGACATGTCAATATAGATGGCGATTTAAGTATTAGGATAGGACAGAAATGTAGTGTCGAAATAATCGGCGATGCTAATATTAAAGCAGCAAATGTTAATCTCGAAGTATCAGGAGACATGAAGACCAAAGTGGATGGTAATTATTCTATTCATGTTGGTGGTGCATATAATATTGAATCAGGTTCCTCATCAATAAAGTCAAATGGCGCTTCAACAAATGAATCGCTTGGGACATTTAATATCAGAAGTGGTAGTATGGTCAATTTAGATGGCATTCAAATCCATCTAAATGATGGTCTCGCCTCTGGTGCCGTTTCTGTTCCAATATCACCAATAGTATACAATACATCAAATCCTATTGTGGTTCCGAAACCAACAACTCAACTGGAATCATACACATCATCATTAGAAGGCCCCGAGAATGTTGATATGCGTACTTCTCTCTCAGATGGAGTAATTCCAGAAAACGAAGTGCCGACTGTTATAGCTGATACTACACCAAAAAGCACATCAGCTATAATATCAAAGAAAACAACAACGTGTGATTTCGGGACATTGAGTATGTCAACTCAATTATCTACTAATTATAAATTATCAGATTTGGTGAAGGCTAGAGGCACACCCTTCCCATTCGGTATTGGACAAAATGGATTAACGGATAATGAAATAGCTTGTAACCTGAAAAAATTATGCGTGAATATACTAGAACCATTAAGAGAAAAATACTCACAATTAGGTATGAAGATCAATAGTGGATTTAGATTGGGGTCTGGAAAGTCTCAACACAATCTAGGACAGGCAGCAGATATTTCTTTCACTACAATAAGAGGAATAGGCACATACAAAGAACAAGTGACATCATTTTATAATATTGCGAAAGAAATAGTATCAATGGGGCTTCCAATAGATCAATTTATATTCGAAACAGACCCAGCCCAAGGTACTGTTTGGTTGCATGTTTCATATAACGAAAACGCAAATCTCCCAAGAACAGATGGTACTGGTGTTATGTCTTTTTATGGGCAGGAATATATCCATAGACTAGAATTAAGGATTTAACATGATAACATGCACTCCACCAGCAGGTCTCGTTCTAACTGTTACAAAGCCAGCGGCCACAACTCTTACAATCACTGCTGCAACAGATGTTATAGGTAATATCATTACAAAGTATACCATAGTAGCTCAAGATGCAAATTTACCTAATTCTATTGTAATTTCTGCTGATAATTCAGCTATTTACATTAAAGGCGATTCATCTTCGGCATTCGGACGTAAACAGATGGATTACACAATCAAGGGGGTAACTGGTACTGCATTCTCGATAGTAGATATACCTAAAGAAGCCGATCTTTATTTTTTCCACGTAGATTCTACAGTTTCCCAAATATACACATTCACTGCTAATGTGTATGAGGGTATTAGTTTAGGCCCAACTAATACTTTCACTCCTATCACGTTTTCTATTATGGTTTATAACAATTGGGATAGTAATAAATTCGATATTCAAAAAATATTAACGAAAGCATACTAAAAATGGCAGCAATATGTAGATTAGGTGATATTAGCACAGGACATGGTTCGTTCCCACCTAGAGTAAATGATTCTGGTTCACCAAATGTATTTGTCAATAGTATGCCTATTCATAGATTGGGAGATCATTGGATAACACATTGTGATTCTCACTCGTGTCACGATGGAGTTGATGCTAGTGGTAGCCCTTCTGTTTTCGCTAATGGTAGAGTTGTGGCTAGAATAGGCGATTCTATTAGTTGCGGAGATATGATTGCACAAGGATCACAAAATGTTTTCGCTGGATGACTTGCGGATTTGACACAGTTGACACGGTATGTGATTATGAGTAGTCGTTGATTTAAGTTAATCTATTAATAAATATTATACTTAGTAATAAAAGAGTATAAAATGAAAATACAAGTTAATAGAAATCACTTCAACCAAACATCAACTATAAGTGACTTATCAATTGATGGGGAATTTATTTGTTTAGTCCTTGAAGATATAGTTAGAGAAGTAATTGGTCAACCAGTAAGTCAATGGAAGATTCAAAACCAAACAGCTATTCCACGTGGCACTTATAAGGTAGTAATCAATCATAGTGCCCATTTCAATAAAGAATTACCACAAATTTTAAATGTTCCTGGATTCGAAGGAGTCAGAATCCATTGCGGCAACAAAGCAGATGATACAGAAGGATGTTTATTAGTCGGCTCGACCAATCTAGGAGACACTATTGGTGGATCAAGAACAGCATTCGATAAACTATTCCCAATGATGAAAGCAGCATTCGATTCAGGTGAAAATATCGAAATAGATGTAAAATAATATAATCAACTGTCAACTATAAAGCCTATGTAGAAATGCATGGGCTTTTCTACATTCAAAGGAAACTAATGCAATTCTTGGAGAATGCACATCAATGCTAAAGTAAATGATTATTCTGTTTTTAGTGAGGAGCAGTATTAGAGAATTCGTTTATCTGATTGCGTTTCTTACTGGTTTAGGTATCCTCGAAGCAGCAGTCATAACATCACATTAGGTATAAAACTCAAATCATTTGACATTTAATTATTGCTCTGTATAATTCAAATCATCGAACAACAACTGAGGAGCAACTAAATGAAAACGTTTAAAGGCTTTAATCAAAATCTCTCTTGTATGGATTTTCAATTTAATATCGGTGAGACATTCACTCATACAGGAAATGTAGAAGCTTGCGCTTCTGGGTTTCATGCTTGCGAAAATCCTCTCGATATATTTACATATTATCCCCCTGCTAATTCGCGCTTCTGTTTGACTGAATCTAGTGGTGATATTGAAACGCACAAAGATGATTCGAAAATCGCATCATCGATATTGGATATTGTTAAAGAATTGTCATTGGCCGAATTGTGTAATTATGGTGCAGAGTATATCCTGAATAATGTAATTGATACAGAAACTGATACAGGTTACCGATCTGCTGCTACTAATACAGGTCTCCGATCTGCTGCTACTAATACCGGGGATTATTCTGTTGCTACTAATACAGGGAATAATTCTGTTGCTACTAATACAGGTTACCAATCGGCTGCTACTAATACCGGGGCTTATTCTGTTGCTACTAATACAGGTTACCAATCGGCTGCTACTAATACAGGAGATCAATCTGCTGCTACTAATACAGGTGGCCGATCTTCTGCTACTAATACCGGGGATTATTCTGCTGCTACTAATACCGGGGCTTATTCTGCTGCTACTAATACAGGGAATAATTCGGCTGCTACTAATACCGGTTACCGATCTGCTGCTACTAATACAGGTCATTATTCAACTGCTAGTGTCGAAGGAGTAAATTCGGTTGCAATGGCGACAGGTGTGAATAGCAAAGCTAAAGCTTCTCTTGGGTCAGCAATAGTGCTTTGTCATTATTCAAAGTCTGGTTATCTTATTGGTGGAGTTTTTTTGATGGTTGGTGAAGGTGGCATAAAAGATAATACTTGGTATGCTTACAATGAAAATGGAACAATCGTAGAAATTGAGGAATAAAAATGAGTACACATCCTATAAAATTAAAAACTACTTATGGTCACGAGCAATTCAAAATCTTATTTGACCAAAGAAAAAATTACGAAAATATTGGTTTAATCGAAGAATTCAAAAATAGATGTAGAACAGATTATTCAATACAGGAAAAATGTTTGACTTTTTTCCTCGATGATAATAATTTGTCAAGACAATATCCTATGAATGATGAGGATAAACTAGGATTTTCGATATTCAACGAACAATCTGATGTTTGCTCTTGTTTGAACTATTTCTCTGGTGATATGTATGGGACCAAATAATATATCATCAGAAAACACAAGAAACAAATTATATTTCCCATTCACTGTATGGCATGAAAACCCTGAAAATGTAACAAATATCAGGTCTGAGAAAGATGATGTGTTAGAGGAAACAGAATTGTTCGAAGAATTGAAAAATAAAGTTGACATTTAATTATTACTCTGTATAATTCAAATCATCGAACAACAACTAAGGAGCAACAAAATGAAAACTGTTAACGAATCTGAGCAAAATCTCTCTTTGTGTAATTGTGTAGCCGATACAGTAGATTTTTCTGTTGCTACTAATACAGGGAATTATTCTACTGCTACTAATACTGGTAATACTTCGGCTGCTACTAATACAGGTCGCCAATCGGCTGCTACTAATACTGGGGATTATTCTGCTGCTACTAATACAGGTTACCGATCGGCTGCTACTAATACCGGAAGTCAATCGGCTGCTACTAATACAGGGAATAATTCTGTTGCTACTACCACAGGTCTCCGATCTGTTGCTACTACCACAGGTCTCCGATCTGCTGCTACTAATACAGGTGATAAATCTGCTGCTAGTGTTGAAGGAGTGAATTCCGTAGCAATTGCAACAGGCATGCATAGCAAAGCTAAAGCTTCTCTAGGGTCAGCAATAGTGCTTTGTCATTATTCGAAGTCTGGTGACCTCATAGACGGCGTTTTTTTGATGGTTGGCAAAGATGGTATAAAAGATAATACTTGGTATGCTTACAATGAAAATGGAACAATCGTAGAAATTGAGGAATAAAAACATTTTCGTGTTATTCGTTTACAATTGAAACAAAAAGTGGTTTAATATAAAGGAGAAAAGTATGTCAAATAAAACAGTATCAACAATTACAAATGAGCAGGAAGCAAATGAAGAAATCGCTTCACTCATTCTTACAGCACAAACGGCAATTCAAAATGCAACAAAAATAGCCGACCAATATGGTATTTATTTTTATTTTGAAGGGCCGGGTTATGGTATGGGAGGCACATATAAAGGTAAACCCCCTAATGTGAATTGTGAGGAGGAATCATGGGAAACATCAGATGAAGATTATGGGTGGACTTCATCATCTGATAACTGTTAACATAAAGGAGTAATTTCGTGAATATTATCGTTATTGGTGGGAAAGCATTAAATAATCATATCCCGACAAGGATTCAAGGTAATGATACTGATTACATCATGACTTATGCTGACTATAAAATTTGGCTTGATGCAGTTAAAGAATGCGAGAATATCAAATCTGTTTATCCAATCAGTAACGGTAAGAAAATGGTTGTAAAATGTGAAGGCAATATTTACGAAATTGAAATAGCTTGGCCTGGAAGTTCGGCAGAATCATTCATGTTATTGGTCACAAATAGTCAAGAATCTAGTTATATCGATGGGTTGATTTATCCTGAGCTTGATGCTCTTTATGCAATGAAAATGAGCCACAGATATCTTCGTAATAGCCCACATTTCATGAAAACAAGAAATGATATAATGATAATTCGTAAATTTCTTTTTGGTGACATTAAAGAACATAAAGTTAGTGATTATTTTTCTACATGGTACGAAACGAGGATGAATGAGACTTATTATTATAAACATCCCAATCTCGACACCGTAAAAAATGATTTCTTCAAGGATGAATCGTTTTATAAATACGACCACGACGATTTACATTTAGCAGTTGCTTTAGAACATCATCCAGCTTATATGGATATTCTTGATAAAGGAGCGCAAGTTAAATGCTCTAAAGAAAATTTCATGCAATTAAATGAATATGGTCGTATGAAATGTGGGCTTGAAGAATCATATGTTCTGGCATTAGAGAGGTCATTAATACCAAATGGATTTAAACCAGACGCATATGGGGCTATTAGAATAGCATTGATGAAAGTATGTACTAGCATTACTTCTGGGTGGTTTCGTGAATGGTGCTGGGAAAATTATGACCTGATCGAAAAACATATTGATTCTGTGTTTCTTGTTAACAGGTTCAATGCAGCATTAGCAAGAGGAGAACTTAGACCATTTAAATATGATTTAAACTGTTCCATTAATAACTACTGAGTATTGGAGAAACAAAATTAAAACGTATGCGATCGTCCGTGGTGCATTTGTTATGTTTTGTATTGTATTACTACAACAACCCATGTTATGCAATAATGGGTATGTTGTTGCTATTTTCTTTCTTTACGCAATTATAATGGTAGCATTTGCGGATTTTAAAGAATGAACGCAAAATAACCCCATAGTATAGGGGTGTAAGAAATAATATTTTCAAAGATCATTCAATAAATAGTATCATAATTTAACTGTTATGATACTATGTCTACTTATACCGATGTCAGTCTGACATTCCAAAAACATCCCGGAACTAAAGACGTTCTAAAAAAAATAGATATTTCTGATGTTATAGCATCAATGAAGTTGATACTTTTATCAGGGCCATTCGATTCTCCATTTGATCCTAATTTTGGTGGTGCTATTAAATCTCTTCTATTCGAACCATTAGTCCCTTCGATTATCGCTGTTACTAAACGCAAAATAATATATTCTCTTTCAGAGTATGAACCAAGAGCAATTATAGAAGACATTTATATTGGTAGCGATGGGTCAGAAGATGGTGTGAATATTGGTATTCTGTTTCATGTTATTGGCAATCAAACACAACATACATTCAATTTCACAATATCTAGGATAAGATGATATGACGCAATTAACTCGCATTGGTAATTTGGATTTCAATGACATAAAAACTTCCATTAAAACATATCTAAAAAACCAAACAGAATTTTCAGATTATAATTTCGAAGGGTCAGGACTAACACAGTTGATAAATGTTCTTGCTTATAATTCACATTATGATTCCTTAGCAGCTAATTTTCTAGCAAATGAAGTATTCCTCGATACAGCAACACTAAGAAGTTCAGTTGTATCTCGTGCAAAAGAATTAGGATACGTTAGTAGAAGCCGCAGGGCAGCAACAACCACTCTTAATATATCAGTATCAAACCTATCAAACCAATCTCAATTGGGAAACGAACCACTACCAGCTGGTTCTACATTTTCTTCTAAAGTGGATGCTAGGACTTTTACTTTTACTACCCTCAACCCAACATCACTAACAAAACAAATTTTATCTGATGGTAGTATTGTTTATAATGGTAATACTACCGTGTACGAAGGTATGCTTGTCCAAAATTCATTTACTTATAATTCAGTCAATAATATCATCGCAATACCAAATACAGATATAGATACTTCTACCTTATCTGTGTCTGTCCTTGATAATGGCCAATGGTTACAATTCGTATTACCACAAAATTTCCTGACTATAAATTCAACATCTCAAGTTTATATGATTCAAGAAGGTCTAAAAGGATTCGAGATATATTTTGGGGATGGGGTATTAGGCAAAAAACCAGCAAATGGTACTGCTATTATCATAACTTATATCGTTACTTCTGGTTCGGTAGCAAATGGTGCTGCTACTTTCTCAATGACATCTTCTCTTCAAGACGAAATACCAACAACAACAAAAATAATAACTGCTACATTGGCTGCTGCCGGTGGACAAATGGAAGAATCAATAGAATCCATAAAACTGAATACAAAAAGCACATTCAATGTACAAAATAGAGCAGTAACAGCGAGCGACTACGCCGTTATCGCATCTCAAAATTTCCCATCAGTAAGTTCGGTATTGTCTTGGGATGGAGCTGATAATATACCACCTAAATTCGGCCAGGTAGTTTTATGTGCTATCCCGTCTGTTGGAGATGTACTGTCTCAATCACAAAAAGATGTTATTTCTACATTCCTAAAGAAAAAATCTGTCGGTAATACTAAAGTTGTATTTCAAGACCCTGCTTATGTAAGTGTGTTGGTCTATAGCAAAATAAAATATAATGCAAATAAGTTGACAACAAACGAATACATTCTAAAAACAAATATTCAATCCGCAATAACTAACTACATTAAAACATCCGCAATGAAATTCAATGGGGTATTTAGATATTCTCCACTTCTAGGTGTAATAGATTCTACAGACTATGCAATTATAAGCAATGAAACCATTATTTTACTTGACGTAGAATTGAAAGTTAATTCTTTTGCTAAAAATAATTATGTTTTTTCATTTGCTAATACTATTATTCCTAGCACAATGTATAGCACTAAATTTTATGATGGTGTTTCAGGCGACAAACTATATCTGAAAAGTACATCTAATGGAACAATCAATATATACCATTCTGTTGGCGGAGTAGAAACTTTGTATAAAACAAATGTCGGTACGATCAATTATACTACAGGATATGTCACTATAAATAATCTGAGCATATCTTATCTGGATGGAAAAGATTTTACTATCATAGCAACTCCAGAAAGCAACGATATTTATTCCTCAAAAAATATAATTTTAAGTACTCTTCAAGAAGATATAACAATAGATTTAATCCAGGATAACACATAATGACTGTAGAAATGGCGTTGACATTACCCGATATAGTTGAATATCAGTTACCAGATATCGTTAGGGAATCGGCCAATAGTCAATTCGTCTCATTTGTTAAACGCTATTATGAATGGGCAGTTCAAACAGGTCAACCAACAGAATTTATTCACAATCTAATTAAGTATCGGGATATAGATACTACTACACCAGATTTCAAAACACGTATATTATCTTCTTTGTTGAGTGATTTGCCGCTAACAACTGCCGCCGATAGAAGTATTATAACCAAACATCTAAAACAATTCCTCGCATCTAAAGGTAGCTCTGAATCGTTCAAATATATCATGAATGCGGTATATGGGGAAACTATAGATTTGGAATGGAATTCCGAAAAATTGCTTCGCGCATCAGCAAACTCATATAATAGAAAAGCACAAGTGGTAATCGAATCTTTATCCCCTTGGACTAATGTCGAAGGTGCTACTATTACCCAAATTGGACAAAATGTATCAACCGCAACAATAATATCTTGTACTACTACCACATTCGATAACACAATTCTCAATTGGCTACAACTAGACCCAACTTCTGTTGCAGGGGACGCTAATGGAAATGCTTTCACTCCTGGGGCATCAGTCGAAGTTCTTCATTCTAATATAGATAGAAGTATGACGAGAGTAACTGAATATTATACTCCCATCTCTGTCACTAATAATTCTATTCAATTCTCAGCGGTAACAGAAACACCTAGACCATATATTGGACTGATTGTTAGGCAATTAAATTCTACATTCCGAGTTGTAATTACCGATTTCGTTTCGAGATATCAAGGTACAGGATATACAGTAGTGACACTCTCTACTACTACAGGAACTCCAAATACATTTGTGCCTGGAAACGAACTCTATATTGTGCCAGTATCATTAGAAAATTCGGTATATACTAAATCAAATTTCGAAACAGGATTTGTATCCAATAGCATTACTGATGTAGTGATAGAAACACAAGGAACGTCATATGTCCCAGGCCAACAAGTAAAATTTGTTGGTGGTAATGGCCAATTAGTCGATGGTTATATTAGTGAAGTAACATCAGGTGGTATTGATACAATATCAATAAACAATAAAGGAACCGGTTATACAATAGGTGACAAACTTAACTTCATCAATGAGGGGTCTCCAGGAGCGTTATCTGCAACAGCAGAAGTATCAGCAATAGATGGTATTGGTGCCACAATCCAAACTGTATCTGAATTAAATACATTTAGTATTGTAAATGGTGGATATAACTTTGCAGTAAATGATGAAATAGAATTGTCTACTGGAATAGTAGTAGCAGGGACACCAGCAGCAAGATTAAGAGTAACATCCGTTGCGTCTACTTGGCTACTTCAAGGTATAAATGTAACTAATTCAGGCTCTGGGTATCCGCTATATACAAAAATAGCACTTATCGATACAACAGTTCAACCATACGCAAATATGGCAGGATTCTCTGCCATCCCCACGATATCTGCTGGTGGGATATCATCAATATCAATAACAACCCCACCAACATCACCAAATGCTAATATGACCGTAATTGCTAATGGTTATGGGGCAAGTATGACAGCAATAGTTGCTGGTGGCCTCTTTACTGGAGTGGTTGTCAATAATGTTGGTGTCAATTATGTAAATCCAGCTATCTCAATAATTGGAGTTGGTACAGGTGCTTCTGCTGTCCCAGTCGTTTCTAATGGTACAATAACAGGAGTGATGGTTATATCAGGTGGTGCAGGATACACAACACCACCTAATATTGTAATATATGAAAAAAATGGAAGTGGTTTTGCTGCTACTCCTCTTATACAAAACCAAACTACTGGTAAAGGCCCAATAACAGGTCTATCAATAATAACAAATGGTAGAGGATTGTATACATCATTACCATATTGTTTTGGTAATAAATCAATCACTAGAATAGGTAGTGGTTATGGGGCGGTATTAGCACTGGATTTTAGACTTAATTCGACAAATATCATCAATAATGGCTCTTCTTATCGTTCAATAACAACCGATGTACCTGGAATAGGTTCTGGGGCTGTTTTAATACCCACTATCTCTAATGGGGTTATCTCTAGTATTAGAAGAAATACACCCAGTCTTGGGGCTACGCCATATACCTATGCATCTGTTATTGTCAATTCAACAACCGGTATAGGATTTGTCGGTAAATGCATCATATCTGGTGGAGTGATACCTTCTATTCAAATCATAAACGGTGGTTCTGGTTACCTCACTAGCGATACAGTCACTATTATGGGAGATGGTTCTGGTGAATCATTCGATCTATTAGGAGTAGGGAACCTCGCAAATGGTAGAATAACAAACATCAGCGTAATAAATGGTGGCACTAATTATTATTATGGCACAACAATACAATATCCAGCATCTATTGGGGCTATAACAGGATCATTTACCCCAATAATAAACAATGGCGTTATATCAAGCGTCAATATTGTATCAGGTGGTTCTGGGTATCTTCAATCTGATGTTCTCGCCGTTTTAGGAGGAGCCAAGGCTGTTCTTTCTGCTACCTCTAATGGTATAGGTCTAATATCTGGCTATAATATTACAGATAATGGATTTGGTTATTATTCAACATCAGAAATAACACCAATCAATATCTCAGCATCCATAGGATCTGGTGCATTATTTCTACCAACTATAGATGCAAATGGTACAATACAAAGTGTAAAAGTTATTACAGGTGGTGCTGGTTATACTAATACATCAACAATATCAGTAACAGGTGGATATGGTTCGCTATTCCCATCAATTATTCCGACTCAAGCTGTCCTTCAACCAATCGTTTTCAATGGTATCATTACGGACGTTTTAGTTTTGAATGGTGGACTCAATTACAAATATGGAACGTCTGCAATCGTCCTAGGAGATGGTATTAATGCTTCTGTTATACCAACAGTCGAAACAGGAATAACAAATGCTGATGTTATATTAGGTGGATCAAATTATCCATCAACAACAACAATCATAGTCACTGACCCAACAGGTACTGGAGCAGATATTAGACCAACCATAATAAATGGTGTTATCACAAGTCTGACAATATCTAACAAAGGGGTCAACTATACTAATCCTCTGTTGAGTATATCTAATTTTGGACTTGGTACAGGAGCAAGTATAGTAGCGAGAAGTATTAGAAATATTTCCGGAGTCAATATAATATCAGCAGGTAGCGGATTCAATAAGGCTGATTTATTGATAATAGGAGATGGACATAATGCACAAGCATCACTTATCACTGGATCGAATGGTTCAATTGATACAATAACAATACCGTATGTTGGTAATGGATATACCTCGACACCAAATGTAATTATCACTGATACAAGTGGATATGGTTCTATTTCTGCAATAAAAATAACTACACCAGGAAGTGGTTATACACAAACACCAATAGTACAAATTAAAGACAAATATAATAGTGTCGGTGGGTTAATAGGTTATGGTGCTAAATTATATTGTTCAGGTGCTACCATCGGCGGAGTTCGTAATATATTATTCAATAATAATGGCGCTAGGTATAATGATTTGCCTGTCCCTATATTCCCACTAATAGCAACACTAGACACAAACACCGAATTTAAAATAGGCGAACAAATCACCATCAGAACCGGGGTGTATAAGGATATTATTTCAACTAATTTTATCCTATTAGAGAATGGAGATTTTTTAAACTTTGAAGATGCGACAAGATCAATAAAAGACCTCGATTCAACTATGTTTGATATTGGCGAAACCGCTACAGTGTTGGACTTCGATTTCGAACGCAATCAAATAATTCTTGATTCTTCATATGATATTTTTTTCTTAAATTCAGAAGATGGTTTAAAAATATCATCAGAAAACGATATAAATTTGGTCGACCAAGCCTCTACTTCCGTTGGTGTGGGTGATGTGATAATTGGTAGTAAATCAAAAGTAGCATCGACCATAAAATTTATCAATAGAGCAAGCGGTAAATGTGTTAAAGGTGGTAATGGGTGGAGTGGAATGGCATATTCTAGTGACACAGGTATGCTCAATAACAAAAAATCCGTTGTTGCTGACAATCAACGATATCAAGATTATGCATATGTCATAAAAGCTGGACTATCATTAAAAAAATATGAGAAATTAATAAAAGAAACTGTTCATCCAGCAGGGTTTATGATGTTCGGTGATGTTGGTACCCAAACAAATATAGATTTTAATATACTCAATGAAATAGGATACAATGCATTAACAACAATATTGTACATATTCAGTGTATCAGCAATATATCAAGCAGGACCAGAATGGTCTTATATGTCTGATATATTTGGAGACATATCCAAATTTAAATTCAAATTTTTACCAATATCATTTGTAAGTAACTTTACAATATTTCAAACATCAGACGTTCTTTATAATACTTACAATAATTATAATGCTCCTGCGTTATTATCTCCATATGTTTCTTCATGGTCGATATCTAATGCCACACAAATAGTAACTAATTTTAGCATGGCACCAAATAATACTATTTCATTGACTAAAGTTGGCGATAATAATACATTGAGCAGTTCAAGTGTCTTTAATACCTTCTCTATGCATCAAGGGGATACAGTAACAGCAGAATTCTTTGTAGCTAAACAGATAAATCCACAATCATTCCTTCAAGTTGGGCTTGGTACAACTATTCTCAATATAAATCTTGATACTGGAACATATGTATCTTCAGTAGCGCCACTAGACATCATTGATATGGGTGATTATTGGTTTATTAGAATAGCGTATACAGACCCAAGCGTACCATCTGCTACTACAATATCTTCATCTGTTTCTATTGTACCAGCTGCTGGTTTTACTTCAAATATTGCAATAACAAATTCAGCAGCAATTGGCCAGGTGGAAATATCAGAAGTAATAGTGAAAAATATTACTGGACTTTCATCAAATCCTCAAATAATCAGGGCAACAAATTCTAAATATATCCCTACTAGATTTAATATATGCGATACCGAAGCTGACATATTCTTGCTTAAAGGTATGATAGGCAATGTAATGAATGGTACAATTGGTTCATTCATAACATCAGTGATTGGTGGTACTTCTATATATAATATATCAGGTAATGTGTCTTCTGGTTCGGTCAGTTCTTATGGTACATTATTAGGCCCAGGTGGTACATTCGCATATGGTATATCTAATACTAATACAAATGGAGTGGTTGGGAATTCTTCAACAACATCTAATGTCTCAACATCAGGCAACGGATCAGTTGGAACTGTTGGATCGGCTACATCTACTATTATGCTAGTAGGTAACGCATCCTCTGGTATAGTAAATACAACAAATAGCAACTTTATGTTGCAAAATACAATAACTACTGGTTCAGTAGGAATCTTAACAAAGGTATAATATGAGCGCAATTATTAGAGACATTTTCAGAGTTAATACTCTTTCAAGTTTTATAAATTCATTAGCAACCCAATCTCTTTATCTTGGTATAGCAAGACCAGAATATTGGGATACTGTTAGTTCAAATGACGTTACAATTCCGATACCTGATAATACCGTTGCATCAGTCAATTTAGACTGGGAAGATATGCTTGCGCTCAAGAAAATAACTATATCTGATGCAATAGCAGCCATATATAAAGAAATGTGGCAAGCTAATGTAAAATACGATACATACAGACATGATTGGAATGGATCACGACCAATAGTTTACAATGGCCCAAATATTGCACCTACTCTCCCAACATCAATTGGTGATGTGAAATGCGTAGTAATAACTGATACATTCGGTATATATATCTGCTTGAAACAACCAATAGTCAATGGTATCGTTCAACCATCGATATATTCACCAAAGACAGGAACCCCAGTCGGTTCAGCAGGAGTAGTTAAAACAGCAGATGGGTATTACTGGAAATTTATAGCAGTTACATCACCAGCAGACCTAGTTAAATTTTCTAGTACATATTATCACCCGATAGAAACTGTGTTAACTGCACCTGCACCATCTGACCCATATTACCCACAATGGACATCTCAAGTAACTAGTGCTTTATTCAAAGGTGGAATATATACTATTAACGTAACATCAGCAGGTACTGGGTATCATGGTAACGTAGCTGGAGTTGTGACAGTAACTGATTCTATCAATGATGGTAATTTTAAGGTAATTGGTAATGGTATCGGTCTCCAATATACAGTAACATATGGTGCATCTGGTTCTATTATGGATGTAGAAATTACTAATCCTGGGCATGGATACACATATGCGACTATCACTGCTGTTGGTGGGACAGGTGCATCATTCGATATTGTTTATACTCCATTAACTGGATTGGGCGTTTCTCCTGATAGAGATATTGTTGCTAGATATATGATAATCGATACATCATTGACTGGCGCCGAAGGCAACGGTGTATTTACAGTATCAAACGATTTCCGCAAGTTGATGTTAATTATTAATCCGTACAATTTCGGTACAAGTACAATAGCAACATCAGCATTTCTCGATGCCTCATATACCATAAATGTTGGGGTCGGTCTGAGTGCAGCAGCGTATCCATATGATTCTATTGTTACTGGTTCATCATCAGGAGCTAAAGGTAGAATTGTAGATTTTAACACAGTTACTGGCAACATCCGTATCATCAGAACATCATATGAGAATATAGGTAATATAGGTTCAAGTAATAGCTTCATCGTTGGCGAAACACTCAACACAAATCCAGGTACAGGAACAGCATCAATAGTATCTATAACTTCTCCAGGAGTCGAAAAATACTCGGGTGATATTCTTTATTCTGAATATCGATCTCCAATTTTTAGAAGTGTTTCACAAACGGAAGACTTAAAAATAATTGTGAAGTTTTAAGGTAGAGATAAATAATAGAATAAATTAGGACACAACAATCATGGCATTAAACTTAAACAGTTTTCCGTATTTTGACGATTTTGATCCCGTTAAAGGATATCAGAAGATTCTCTTCAATCCAGCTAAACCAGTACAAGCGAGGGAATTGACACAGATACAAAGTATTCTTCAAGAGCAAATCAAAAAGAATGGAGACTTCACCTTTAAGAATGGTACTATGGTCATCCCAGGTCATGTGTTCTATGATGATAAAGTTATCTATCTGAAAATAGAAAAAACCTTCTCTAATATCAACATCGAATCATATCTGTCTCAATTAGTCGGTACTACTATTATTGGAGATACAAATGGCATTAAAGCAACCATAGTATGGTATGATTCATATGTAAGCGATTCAGAACCGACCACTCTTTATATAAAATATATATCGGGTTCTGGTACCACAAATACATTTATGGCTGGCGAGACATTCACTTCACAAAGTATATCAGGTCTCCGTGGTGTTGTTAGACAATTGACTGATTATACAGGTAAAGCAGCTATATGTAATATAGGCGAAGGAGTATTCTATGTCAATGGGTACTATGTCGGTGTTGCTAAACAAACAAAAACAGTTTCTAAATATTCTAATACACAATCAGCAGTAGTAGGACTCAATTATACAGAATCTATTATAACCGAAAACGAAGACCCATCATTGAATGATAATGCGTTTGGGTTCTCAAATTATAATGCTCCTGGATCACATAGATTAAAAGTATCGTTGGCATTGACAGTAAAAGATTATAACTATGTCTCTACTAATACATCAGAAATAAATTTCATAGAACTCATTAGAATAAAATCCGGTGGTATTGAGCTATTATCAAATGACACTAAATTCGCGCAAATAGAATCTTGGTTGGCTAGAAGAACATACGAAGAATCAGGCGATTTCGTAACTACAAAATTTAAATTAGCCGCCGCAAATTATCGTAATAATGACCGTGGGCAATGGCTATCTAATACACCATATCTACAAGGCGATGTGGTATCCAATGCAGGCAATTATTATATCGCCCAAAATAGAGGATACTCTGGTACAACTGCACCAACACAAACCTTTAATGTGCAATCAGATGGTGCAATTTATTGGGGACAATTACCGAATAAAATAAATTTTATCAACGGTGGTATAACAAATGTCTCATCAGCAATAATCACAGATCATGATAAAGCAGATGATATGATGGCAATAACTACATCAGCCGGTAATGCATTCGTTCAAGGATTCGAGAAGAATTTCCCTTCTGCAACTGTTGCAGTAGTACCAAAAGCAAGAAATACCAAACAAATTTCTAATGCTCAATTATATGAGCCTATTGGAATGTATGTGGTTGTTGATACTCTTAAAGGACTACCTAATGTAACGACCAACTTAACTCAAGTACAACTATTGAGTGTAGATGGGTTGGTCATCGGTAGCGCATGGGTTAGAGCATTGGAATTCTATAAAGGAGATTTTACAGTAATATCTTCTGTCCAATATAAATTGTTTTTATTTAATATATCGGTTATTCCAGGATTCAATTTCTATGAGAGTGTTCATTCTGTCTATTCTAGCGGATTCTCTGCATCAATAGTAGCTGACTTAATTGCTATAAGTGGTTCTGCAACAGCATCTGGTGCCGCTGGCTCTACTATTACAGGAGTTGGATCATATTTCGATTTCGATTTAGACGTTGGTGACAGAGTAAGAATAGGAACAACATGGACGAATGTCGTTTCAATAAATTCCCCGACAACTATGACCGTTTCGTCAGGTTCGATCACTACTCTTTTAAGAGGAACGCCAGTAACACCCACTCCGTATACTTGGGCCAATATCTCTATTACCTCTGCAACTGGTTCTGGTTTCATCGGTAAAGCTAATCTCACAGGTGGGACAATATCATCAATATCAATTATTAATCCGGGACACGGTTACACTACAGCAGATACCGTGGTTATATCTGGTGATGGTACAGGTGAAGTTTATACCGTATCGGCCGTGTCTGCAACGATTACAGCAGCAGCAGGTACTATCATGTACCGTGGAGTATCTACACTTGTTAAATTGGGCAATTATGTTGTTCCTTTGGCAGCACCAGCAGTCCACTCTATAAGAAATTCTGTTGGTGATATTGATACAGCTTATACAATATCGAAATATTATCCACCATTTACAGCTACTGGTACAACTAATACTATTACTCTTGCTGGTGGCGAAACATTTATTGGTACAACTAATCACATAGTTGTCCTCAATACAACTTTAAATAATAGCGTACCAGTAAATGTAACGTATTCATTGAATGTCGGTGCCACTAGTTTGACTATTGGTGGTCTCACTAATGGAGCATCTTACACCGCATTATGTTTAGTCAGAAGAGTAGGGTCATTCGCAAAAGAAAAAACGAAAACTCTTGCTACTAATACACTAATACTTACTAATACCGGTACTCAAACGTTTGCTAGTAAAAATATTGCTCTACCTAATAGCGATTGCATCAGGCTGATTAAAGTGACAGAATCTGGCGATGCGACTAATAAAACAGCATATGTCGCCACAGGGGAAATTGATATCACGCAATATTTCACAATAGATACTGGACAAAGAAGTGAATTTTATGATATTGGTAGATTATTCACTACACGAAATAATACAAGACCAATAAGAATAACATACGATTATCTTCAACATTCTGCTGGCGATTATTTCAGTGTCGATTCTTATTCATCAATACCAAGGTCATTAATTGGTAATGTGTCTATTGGGGGGACAGATATATATCTCCCTGATTACCTAGATTTTAGAAATGCTATCTCTAATGATGGTACTAATTTCAATTCTGCTAGTGCTGGTACATCATTGTCTGATCCATTAGTGTCAACATTGACAATGAGCACCAGTTATTCGTATTTCTTACCAAGAGTAGATACTTCTGGAATAGATATCAGTTCTGGTATGACTTATAACGTAGGAGAATCATTTAAGTCCGGGATGCAATTGGCACAGATAACGGTAAACCCATATACGTTCGATCCTGCAATCGATGTCACGTTCAACGATATGCAAACAATGACATATACGATGAAAGATATCCAAAATATCGATAAGCGTGTTGAGAATGTGGAATATTATGTAGCATTGAACGAAGTTGAAAAAGAAACTATTAATAAACCAATATTAGATAAATTTGGATTGCCAGTAACTAAAAATGGTTTCCTTGTTGATGGGTTTCATTCATTCGATGTAACTGATGTAAATAATCCCGATTGGAAGTCTGCTATTAGTACAAGGCTTAGAATTTGTCATTCTTTGATGACTAAAGAGGCGATCAATCTTGTAGAACCAGAGGGCACTACTGCTGCTGCTAGATTGGCCAGCGGATATCAAATAACAGGTAATGTGGTTACTTTACCATATACAGAAGTAGCAATGATATCTCAAACGATGGCATCGACTCCTGAAGATATAAATCAATATAAGCATACAGATTTTACTGGGCAGTTGGATATTTATCCTAATTCTGATGCATTTGTAGATAACGTAGACAATACAATTATTAACACTTATGTAGCTAATGACATTGTGAAAACTAATAATGTTACTATCAATCAGCCGGGTGGCGACTGCAATCAAGCTCTTCTGCCATTCATCGCTTGTAGCGCATTAGATTTGGTTGGTGGTCTTGCTGGTGCTGTTGGTGGTGCCCTCGGTGGTGTTGCGGATGCTGTTGGTGGTCTCATCGGTGGTATTGCGGATGCTTTTGGTTCTGTTATATGCACAAAGACATATCAAAAAGGATTAGTGTCAAAAGAAACATTCCTTATCGATTCTAAATTTGGTGAATATTTATTAGATAACAATCCAGATGTTTACCTTGGCTATCTATCATGGGCGAGAACAGTAGTAAGTTTGATGGATGGGCGTGGGCCAAATGTATTCTTCTGGATAAAAGATGACATAAAAAGACGTGAATACACATCAAAAGTATTCACTACTTTAGGAGTAGAATTAGTCGAAATGTGGACACCAGAAATGAGCCGAATTCTAGGGTACTCTTCTTCATCACCAATATCATCAAAAGTATTCATGTTTATAGCTATACCTATATGTAAATTGCTTGGTGTGTACCATAGAAAATTAGGAATTAAACCTAAGAAAAATCTTAATATACTCAAAACTTATATTTTATTGGTATTTTTATTTGCTGCAAAGTTTTTATCAAAGACATCGAAATGGTAAACTAATATGGTAACAACTACAACTACATCATCAAATACTACAACTAAACAACTGGCCAGCTTTAAAACACAGGTACAGTTTCAGCAAGGTACAATGAGGTCAAGAACATTAGTGGTATCTGGGAAGAAATTACAACCCAATACAACAATGAACTTTTATCTTAATACCCAAAATATAAATGGGTTATTTACCCCATGTCTTCGATTAGAAATTGCAGTTAATACTCCAGGTAAATATACCGGTTGTGAATCTGGTCAACAAACAGATAATCTTGTATATAGAGCAACTCCACTGGGAACACATGATAATATAATGGTTGGTGAGATAATAACCGTTCAAAATGTCAGCACTGGGCCAGCAGTATGGGCAGATCAAAATATGACATGGTCTACTGGTGCTGTCAGTATGCTTCAAGGATACCCGACATCTATAACATCAGGAGCATCAGCAATAGTAATAGCAGATGAAACTGTATCTGATAAAACAACGAATGCAAATAGAAGGTTTTTATATGTTGCTAATTATAAAGAACCAGTTACAAATTATTCTTCCTTATCTGGGTGGTTAACTGCTATTAAGGATTGGTTTCAAGGTATGGCAGGATTCAATCCTACTATAATAGCGGGAAATACCATAAAAGGTCTAACATCACAAATTTTAAGCACAGTTATTAGTGTTTCTCATGGTGGAAAAGATACCAATTCTCTTGGTAATATCTATGGCACTATATCCATACCACATCACTCATTCCCGGCAGGAAATAATACAATCCTAATAAGCGATTCTGTTTCTTCAGATCCATTATCTGCTAAAACTTTTGCTGCTACAAAATATAATTCCAATGGAGCGGAATTCGATAATACAACTAATATAATGAATCAACAACAAACAGTAACAACGATAACTAATACAACAAATAACCTCGTTAGCGGTACATTAGGACAAAATCCTTATTTTAATTACTAGGATATAAAAATGGCAATCCCAATTTCAGGCGCAATAGCAGAAACATTTACAGTATTACCCTCTTTGACACAAGGATGTTTTATTACTTCTGTTGATTTATTCTTTTCGTATAAATCGCCAACAGAAGTTAATCCTGTCCAAGTACAACTAGTGGAAGTTTTGAACGGATATCCAACCGAAAATCAATTACCAAGAGCAAGTAGTGTTCTACAACCAGAAAATATAACAGCAAATTCTCTAGGTTTAGTAGCAACTAAATTTTCGTTCCCTGTCCCGATTATGCTTCAACCAGGAACAGAATATGCAATATTAGTTAAATCGAATTCTTCTTCATCTGCCAATCTACCCCTAACCACAAAAGGATATAGTTTGTGGACTGCGGTTATGGGAAAACCAAAAATAGATAATCCTGCTATCCTAATTTCACAACAACCAGCATTAGGATCGTTGTTTAAATCGCAAAATAGTTCAACGTGGACACCAGAACAAACACAAGATTTGACATTTAATATTAATCGCGCCCTGTTTAATATCTTAGCTCCTGGTAAAGTAAATCTGGTAGAGGCTCCTTCTTCTACATTTCAACAATTGCCACCAAACCCATTCATGACGGTTACAGGTAAAACTAAAGTTAAAGTACACCAGCCTAATCATGGTATGGCTGCTAATATGTTAGTTAGTTATACCAATTCATCAGATACTCAATTTAATGGCACATTTACTGTATTAAGTGTTATCAATTCGGATTACTATGTTATCACCGCTGCCAACCAAACAGCATCAAATTTCGTTGGTGGTGCAAAGGTCATGACAGAAAAAGTAGTGAGGTATAGTGCTATCAGTATACCACACCACAAAACTGGGAGAGATGCAGGACTACAACTTTCTCTTAAATCCGCATCAGATACCGCAATAGATGTCTCACCAAATACACTTTATCCTGGAATTATCCAAGAATTAGGTGGAATGAAATATGTACATAATTCGGTCAATAGAAAAGCTAAATTATCAGGAGCAAACTCATTTACTCTTAATGGTGTCCTAAGTTCACTAAATGATGCTATTTCTCCTGCAATAAATCTGGATAGATTGACTGTTCAATTATACGGAAATCGTATTAATAATCCATCATCAGCGGATATTGATGTCGATTTGGATGGAGTTGCTATCTCTACAGGGGTCGCAAATATGTCATTCGATTCGGTGTCTAATTCAATAACAGTACCAGCTACAACCGATTATACGAAAATTCAATTGGGCGCTTGGTGTGTTATATCTGACAATAACCCAGCAGTAGTAACAGGATATGTTGGTACTGTAAATGGTACAGGTGTCGCTAATACTACTCTTACTGTTACATCTGTGACATCTGGTTCTTTAAATAGAGGACAAATAATTTCTGGTACAGGTATTTTAACAGGCACTAAAATTCTTTCACAATTGACAGGTACAACAGGAGCAGCAGGTACATATACTATTTCATCTTCTCAATTGGTACCTTCAACTACCATATCGGCTGTTCAAGGAAATAATGGATTGGCTGGGTATATATCATCAGTCGATCCAATAAACAATATTATAAAATTAACTGGCCCAACATTGATCGATTCAGCAACTAGAAGCGCAATATTGACACAGTATACAATGTTCATGTCAGAAACATTCAATGGCGGTTCATCTGAAAGCAAACACATCACATTACCAGTTCTGCTCACAACTCCTAATTATTCATTTAGAGTTATGGTTTCATTAAATGTTAAACCTGATGCTGAAGTCCAAATGTATTATAGAACAGCAGTTAAATCATCCTCAACTAAACTTTCAGATACTGTATGGACTAACTACCCGATTACATACAAGAAATCACCGACAAATGAAGAGTTTATCGATTATGAATACATCATCACTGGACTTCAAAGTTTCGATGAGTTCCAATTCAAATTTGTTTTCTTGAGCACCAACAAAGCAGTAACTCCACGTATGAAAAATCTAAGAATTATTAGCCATGTATAAGACAGACATACAAGGTATCAATGCAATTAGCCGTGGTGTGTTTACTAATACGGATAAAGGAGATGAATATACAAGATTGAAAGCAAAAGCAATCAATGATCTCCAAGAAAAGGAACGAATAAATAATATAGAAAAAGACGTATCTAATATTAAAGATATGCTCGAATTAATACTTCAAAAGGTTAATCAGTAATGGCCATCCCACAAGTCGCAGTTTCAAATTCATTTAATGATTGGAGATTAATTACCAATACCGTTGCTACTTCTATCGGCGATCTATCAAACATATACGATGTAAGCAAAACTTCTTTGGTGCTTGCTGCTAATGATTTAAATACTAGAAAATTTAATACCACCGGCGGGCCAATAACTGGTAACATTTCTGTTTCAGGTACTCTTGGCGTTACAGGAGCAGCTACTTTCTCTTCAACTTTAGGGGTGACAGGCGACCTCTTAGTCAATACCAATAAATTTTCAGTAGCATCATTATCAGGAAATACTATTGTGGGCGGATCGCTGTCCGTGGCAGGGATATCGACTTTATCAACTACTTCTGTTGCAGCATTTTCTGCTACCGGTGCAGCTACTTTCTCTTCTACTCTAATGGCGACAGGAGCAACTACTTTAGGCTCTACATTACAAACAGCAGACCAAATAAACATCACATCCAATAATGCTACTAAAGAAGCAATTAAAATAATAGGTAGGGCAGCAGATAATTCTGGTCGTATTGGTTTCTATGCGAATAACGGAACAACCCAATATGGACATATACTTTCATCAGTTTCAGGTATATCTTTACTTAATTCAACATTGACTACTGGATTGATTATCGATTCAACAACTGGAGGAGCATCATTCGGTAATAGTATTTCAGTGACAGGCAGTCTGCAAACGACTGGTACAATAGGTATAGGTACCAATTCTTCTGCTAGTATTGGTCTTCTTGTACAAACATCCTCATTGACTTCTGGAAACCAAGTAGGCGTCCAAAGTAGTATCATCGGAAATGCATCAGCCACTTTAGGTGTCGCTGGTATATACTTACAGCCTTCTACGGCTGCGGCAGCATTTACATGCGCTGCGGTATACGGTGCTTGGGTAGACAATGCAGTTAAAGGTGCGGGTAGTACAATAACAAATCAATATGGCCTCTATATTGCAAACCAAACACAAGGGGTCAATAATTACTCAATTTGGACTGGTACTGCTCCAAGCGTGTTTAATGGTAATTTAACAGTATCTGCTGGTAGTGGTGATTCAGTTCTAACTATCGGCACTGGTTCTGTAAGTGGTACCCATAGGGCGGTAATAAATGGTGGTGGTGTTAATCAAAATTTTGGGTATTATCTTGGTACAACTCCGGCACTTGTGACCAATACAGGATCAGCAAATATATTAAGAATAGGTAGCGATGCAGTAGTAGGTATAGTGAATACAGTTATTACTTATTCATCAGCATCACCAATTACCACAGTATCAGCAACAGGGCTTGCTGTTACTGGAGCAATATCGGCCACAACTGATACTTCTACTGCTACATTATCATTACCACAATCATTCATTGCTACTGGTACTGTTACTACTGCCGCGGTGACCCCTGCACAAGTAATATATTCATTATCAACAGCAGTCTATCGTTCGGCGGAATGTATCATTCAAGGATATGATGCAATTGGCAGTAAATTTCATACAGCAAAAATGATTGCGGTACATAATGGTACCATAGCTAATTCAACAGAATATTCGTCTATTGATATTGGTGGAGTCACAGGACTGTTTTCTGCTGATGTATCAGGTGGACTTATGAGAATATTAGTTACTCCTTCATCAGCTAATTCAACAGTATTCAAAATAACAATTACCGCAACGAAGATATGATATGATAAATATCTAAAAGCAATATAAATCAAACCGCTCAGGGGATAGGGAACCGAGATCATGGCAGGAATACAGTTTAACGCAAGAAACGGTATATCAGTAGGTACAACACCACTAAATATCATAGATAATCTCGGTGCAATGTCGAATATACCTTCGATATCTGCTGGTTCTGGTGTATTTTCAGGTAATGTTAACGTTACTGGTACGTTAGTAGTTTCAGGTGGTATCACAAATACAGGAGCAACCACCAACGTATCGACACAATCTCTTTTAGGTGTCATGGCATCGGTTACTGGTGCTATTGCAGGCACTACTTTAACTATATCTGCTGGTACTACTACAGGCATCGCTGTTGGACAATTTGTAACTGGTGTTGGTGTAACACCAGGTACAACTGTGGTCTCTGGATCAGCTAATTCCTGGGTCATAACCCCAACACAAACAGTAGCATCAACAACCATATATTTCTCTAATAGTGATATTGCTGCTACTAATGGCGGAGTTATATTAAAAGGAACAACAGATAAAAGTATTTTGTGGACTCCTGCTAATGGTTGGACTTCTTCCGAAAATATTAATATCGCTTCAGGTAAACTTTTTTCAATTAATGGGACATCCGTCCTGTCTTCTACAACTCTTGGGGCATCGGTTTTATCATCTTCATTAAATTCCGTTGGTAATGTTACTGTTGGTACTTGGTCTGCCGGTATCATTAGTGCTACCTTTGGTGGTACTGGGGTCAATAATGGTGCTAATACTCTTACACTAGCTGGAAACATATCCCATCTTGGAGCATTTTCTCAGTCATTTACCGCAACAGCACCTACAGCTCTTATTTTACCAACAACTGGTACTCTTGCTACCTTGGTTGGTGCAGAAACTATTTCGAATAAAAATATAACGCTATCAACTGCATCTTTATCTAGTCTGACAGTAGGATCTGGTGGTATTGGCGTTAACGGTTCTGCTGGTGTTCCATCAACATCAATATCAGTTGGTGGAACAACGACTGCCCAAAACCTTATATTAGTTAATAATACCGGAAATAATACCTATATCGGTGTCGATTCTTCTATTGGTGGAGCAGTCATAACAGGCTCATCTGCATACGATATGATCGTTAGGTCAGGTAACGGTGGTATATCTTTTTCTACCGATGGTGGGGTATCACTTAAAGCAAGACTATCTACTACTGGATTAATAGTTAATGGTAACGTAAATGCATTCAGTACAACAGCAAATAACAATAAACTAACAGTTTCTTCCGTTAGCACAACAACAGGAAGAGTAAATCTTTTCTCTTTTGTAGATGATGTTAATGGTTTTAAATGTGGGTTTGGTGTTAATGCTAATGAAACAACACAATACAATAGAGCATTAACTAGAGACGATACCTCTATTAGCGCATGGTCATTGTCTGGAATGGTCACAAAAACACTATATAATGTAACCGATTCCTTTCAGCTTCAATACATGAATGGTACCGGAGCACAAATAACACCATTAAGCATCACTCCTTTAGGTCTCAGTATAACAGGAACAGTCTCATTCGGTGAATCTCAACTTAGGTTGATGTCGTCTAAATTTGCTGCGTCTACTGTCGGTAACAACCTATTCATAGGTGGCGGCGGACAACTAGTCGCGTATGATGGGGTAAATGCATATAGTGGATCATACAACTCATTCTATGGGGTGCAGGCTGGTTTTAGTAACACTACTGGCTTTAACAACTCATTCAATGGATTTCAGGCTGGTTATTTTAATACTACTGGATATCAAAACTCATTCTTTGGAATATATGCTGGTTTTAGTAATACTACTGGATATCAAAACTCATTCTTTGGATTGAATTCTGGTTATAGTAATACTACTGGGTATACCAACTCATTCTATGGAGTGAATGCTGGTTATTTAAATACTACTGGATATCAAAACTCATTCAATGGATTTCAGGCTGGTTATTTAAATACTACTGGAATTAACAACTCATTCTTTGGATTGAATTCTGGTTTTAGTAATACTACTGGCTTCAACAACTCATTCAATGGATTGAGTGCTGGTTATAGTAATACTACTGGATATCAAAACTCATTCCATGGATTGCAGGCTGGTTTTAGTAATACTACTGGGAATCAAAACTCATTCTTTGGAATGAATGCTGGTTATGACCTAAACCCATCTATAGCAGCAACATCGATGGTGAACGGTACTGTTTATCGCATCAGTACGCTAGGTACTACAAACTTCGTAACATACGGTGCTGTATCTAATACACTAGGTCTTCAGTTCACAGCAACTGGTGCAGGTACAGGTACAGGTACTGTTGGACTTGTAACAGACAATAACACAATGTTTGGATATAATACAGGTCGAGGTATTATATCTGGTAATGGAAACACAATTGTTGGTGCAAACGTAACAGGACTTGCAGCAGCATTAACTAACAATATTATTCTTGCTAACGGTACAGGAGCTATTAAATACCAACACGATGGTACTAATGCTGTTCATACAGGTGGACTTTCTGTAACAGGCACAGTCTCATTCGGCGAATCTCAAATTAGGTTGATGTCGTCTAAATTTGCTGCATCTACTACAGGTAACAACCTGTTCATAGGTAGTGGCGGACAACTAGTCGCGTATGATGGGGTAAATGCATATAGTGGATCATACAACTCATTCTATGGGGCGAATGCTGGTTATTTTAATACTACTGGCTATAACAACTCATTCAATGGATATCAGGCTGGTTATTTAAATACTACTGGCTATAGCAACTCATTCTTTGGAATGAATGCTGGTTATAGTAATACTACTGGGTATCAAAACTCATTCAATGGGACTGGGGCTGGTTATTATAATACTACTGGGTCTCAAAACTCATTCTTTGGAACGAGTGCTGGTTATAGTAATACTACTGGGTATTACAACTCATTCTTTGGATGGAATGCTGGTGTTAGTAATACTACTGGGTATAACAACTCATTCAATGGATTTCAGTCTGGTTATTTTAATACTACTGGATATCAAAACTCATTCTTTGGATTGAATTCTGGTTATAGTAATACTACTGGGACAAACAACGCATTCTTTGGATCGAGTGCTGGTTATTTAAATACTACTGGGTCTCAAAACTCATTCTTTGGAATGAGTGCTGGTTATAGTAATACTACTGGGTCAAACAACTCATTCAATGGATTTCAGGCTGGTTATTTTAATACTACTGGGTATTACAACTCATTCTTTGGATGGAATGCTGGTTTTAGTAATACTACTGGATATCAAAACTCATTCTATGGGATGCAGGCTGGTTATAGTAATACTACTGGGTCTCAAAACTCATTCTTTGGAATATATGCTGGTTATGACCTAAACCCATCTATAGCAGCAACATCGATGGTGAATGGTACTGTTTATCGCATCAGTACGCTAGGTACTACAAACTTCGTAACATACGGTGCTGTATCTAATACACTAGGTCTTCAGTTCACAGCAAATGGTGCAGGTACAGGTACAGGCACAGTGGGACTTGTAACAGACAATAATACAATGTTTGGATATAACACAGGTCGCGGTATTATATCTGGTAATGGAAACACAATTATTGGTGCAAACGTAACAGGACTTGCAGCAGGACTAACTAACAATATCATTCTTGCTAACGGTACAGGAGCTATTAAATACCAGCATGATGGTACTAATGCTGTTCATACAGGAGGGATTACTGTTACAGGAACAGTCTCATTCGGTGAATCTCAACTTAGGCTTATGTCGTCTAAATTTGCTGCGTCTACTACCGGTAACAACCTGTTCATAGGTAGCGGCGGACAACTAGTCGCGTATGATGGGGTAAATGCATTTAGTGGTTCATACAACTCATTCTTTGGATTTCAGGCTGGTTATTTAAATACTACTGGGTATAACAACTCATTCAATGGAACGAATGCTGGGTTTAGTAATACTACTGGCTTCAACAACTCATTCAATGGAACGAATGCTGGGTTTAGTAATACTACTGGCTTCAACAACTCATTCAATGGGACTGTGGCTGGTTATAGTAATACTACTGGAATTAACAACTCATTCTTTGGGGGGCAGGCTGGTTATTATAATACTACTGGTTCATACAACTCATTCAATGGGTATCAGTCTGGTTATTATAATACTACTGGATATCAAAACTCATTCTATGGGATGCAGGCTGGTTTTAGTAATACTACTGGGTATAACAACTCATTCAATGGATTGAGTGCTGGTTATAGTAATACTATTGGCATTGGCAACTCATTCCATGGATTGCAGGCTGGTTTTAGTAATACTACTGGATATCAAAACTCATTCTTTGGAATATATGCTGGTTATGACCTAAACCCATCTATAACAGCTACATCGATGGTGAATGGTACTGTTTATCGCATCAGTACGTTAGGCACTACAAACTTTATGACATACGGTGCAGCGTCTAACACACTAGGTCTTCAGTTCACAGCAAATGGTGCAGGTACAGGTACAGGTACTGTTGGACTTGTAACAGACAATAATACACTGTTTGGATATAATACAGGTCGAGGTATTGTCTCAGGTAATGGAAACACAATTATTGGTGCAAACGTAACAGCACTTGCAGCAGGGCTAACTAACAATATTATTCTTGCTAACGGTACAGGAGTTATTAAATACCAACACGATGGTACTAATGCTGTTCATACAGGTAGTCTTTCAGTAACTGGTGGGTTATCTATATCAGGAGCATCAACATTAGCAGCGATATCGGCCACAACAGGTGCGTTTAGTGGAGTAATCACCGCCCCATCGCCACAGGCCTACGATAGAAGCACAAGTG